GGTTAACCAGAATGTAGAGCTAGCAAGCCCCTTAAACATCGCGACTACCGTGAACAACGCCACTCCCGCAGCTAATGATCAGGTTACTACGGGACTCGCGGGAGGTACACTCGCTGCCCAGCTAGGGATCTCTCCAACTATCTACGGGATCACGACTCACGGGTACGCTACGGGTACGCTATCTAGCATAGAAGCGGGGATCGGATCTTCACCGGGCGCGGCTTATACTTACGGAAATCCCATCGTTTTGGGCGCGGCGACCTACTGCATGGTGAGTAGCGACACAAATCCGAATACCGCAGCGGCTTGGCGGCTTGGATAGCGACTGAGCAGCCTTGGCTACGCATTGAGATCGCGTAATGGCTGTGGATGCGCAAGCTCTCTTTGGGAGTGTGGTTCACGACGCGCCAGCAAATCCTGTAGACGCTCGCGGGCTGTTCGGTAGTGTGGTTCACGACGCAGTTTTGCTACCTGTGTCAGCTCGTGGTCTGTTTGGCAGTGTGGTCCATGGCGCAGCTTTGCTACCTGTGGACGCTCGTGGCTTGTTTGGATCGGTGGTTCATGAAGGTACAGCAGCAGGTGGTGGAGGAGGCTCGACAGCCCAGGGTAAGGCACTCCAGGGCGACGGCCTACAGGGCGGTTATAACCAGGGGGATGTCTAATGGCAGATCCAATAGAGATTAAGATTGTTGCCCCTATACCTGGTGGTGGTGGCGGCACAGTTACCCAGGTAGATACAGGGACGGGCCTAAGCGGTGGGCCGATTACCACTACTGGGACAATCGACCTAGATAATACGGCAGTAACACCCGGCGCTTACACCAACACGGACATTACCGTGGATGCACAAGGGCGTATCACTGCCGCTGCGAGCGGAAGTGGGGGAAGCGGTACAGTCACGAGCGTGGGTACTGGCACTGGCCTTACAGGTGGCCCCATCACAGCAGCGGGCACAATCGACCTGGCTAATACGGCAGTAACATTGACGCCCAAGGTCGGATAACAGCGGCAGCAAACGGGGGCGGGGGAGGGATATCAACACTCCCAGTAGGCAATGTCATCTATGTTGACAAGCTGGGCAATGATGGCACCGGGCTAGTAGATAGGTTCGACTTACCGTTTTTAACTATCGCGGCAGCTATTGCGGTGGCTGGCACTGGGGACACCATACAGATACGCCCCGGTGTCTACCCCGAGTCCGGGTTGACCATCCCGCAGGGTGTAACCCTGGTGGGCATCGGAGGGTATGAGGTCACCTCCATCACAGGCGCGGCTGCAACCGGCGTGCGTGTAACTATGGGAATAGATACTACCGTCCAGAACATTAGCGTCACAGTACCTACGGATGCAGCGGGAGCAATCGAATGTGCTATCGGCGGTGGAAACGTCTGCGGCGTTAGGTTTATGAAGTTCGTCTGCGGCGTTAGGTTTATGAAGTTTTTAGGTGCTGGTGGTTCTGGTCGAGGGATACTAGTCACAAGTGGTAAGCTCATTGGTCTGGAGTTGCGGCAAGGCTCTGGCGTGGCAGACTCCATGTTGGAGGTTAACGGGGGGGTGCTGGCCTGTCAGGCGGTACATATCCCACCCGGAGCCACGCTTGCAGCGGGGGCAAAGTGTACAGCAGGCAGACTCCAGGCACTCGATTTCAATATCGGTTCTTCTACAGTAACCACTGGTGTGATTGCTACGGCTGGGACAGCTGTCCTAATAAGCCTGAACCTATTTAACTGTACGAATGGTATCCGTGTGAGCGGTAATACTGTAACGGTCGAGGCGTATGGCGGGAAAATTCAGGCGTCTGCTTACAACCTGCTGGTGGACCCAGCTCTTACGGGCGTAGGTGGTCTACTACGAATCACTGCGCAGATGGATAGGAAGTTTAGCATCCCCTCCACATGGATAGATAGCGATCACGCTTGGAGCTTCTTCACATCAGAAGACCCCTACGACACAACCAGTTTCCAACTTTGGGGAGCGGATAGCGTGGTTGGACACCCCGAGCGAGGAAGCGGGATGTATGTGGGTGAGGGTTCCGCGTATGCCACACTGAATACCGTGTTCACTACCGATGCGACCGGTGCAGCGGGCTACATTGACGTAAGTACCGAGGCTAGTTCTAAAGACGGGTCTACATTCTCCTTCCAAACAGGGGCTGTGGGTGAAACCATCATGTGGTGTACGAACCGAGTGGATTCTTCTGGAGCTAAGCTCCGGCACTGGACAGCCCAGTTTGCCCAGGTGGTTGCTGCTGCGAGGCGCACACATGTATTTGAAATCTACAGCGGGGTCGCGTGGGTAGCCGTGGGCGTCCAATCGGTACAGGTAGCAAACCAGTACAGGTACGGCGATCAAGCGTTCCTGCGGGCTAACAATCTAGAGGATTACAGACTGGGTATTGATGGCAGCACAACCTGGGCTAGCTCCACGATTAACGGGGTGGCAGGCCATTGGGCCAGAGTGCGTGTCGCTACGTTAGCAGTGCCTAATATAGTCCCCACATTCGAGCAGCTAAAGCTCGTATATAGTCCCCACATTCGAGCAGCTAAAGCTCGTGCCGTCGCAGTTCGGTGTGAATGATAAAGGTCAGCAACTCGCCCAAGGCTTGGCCATGTGGAGGCAAACCCTCTTTGGTGCTGGAAATATGTGGGGAGAGGGCGCAGGCGCGAAAGACTACACAGTCGGGGTCGGAACCGCGATCGCAGCGGCTTCGCTGACTGGCTGGAATCATAAGGTAAAAAAAGGCCGGATGAATTCGCTGAATGACTTTATCAACTTTCAGTTCAATGTGCCGGGTGGACTGTGTACTGCTTTCCCGATTCGATTTAACGTCACTTTCAGTCATGATGCAGCGCAGACGGGTATTGACATAGCTTGCTGTCTAATCAAGCAGCCGGTTGCCGGTGTTAAGGTTGCAGATCCTACCGGCGGAGTGACACCGGTAGCTCGAACGGTTGCTGATACGACCGCATACAATAGTGTCGCGGCACTGAATGTAACGAATACATTGAGCACGACAATTAATAAGCCAGATTTAACGTCATATGATTTTGATATATCGGATCTATATGAAGGTGATATGTTTATTATGAAACTTCACATGGTCACGAATCACGATATTGACATTTGGTCTATGCAGATCGAGGGTGTGTCGTTCAGCGCAGGTAAGGTAATAGGATGAGAGGCTGCGGCGAATGTGGTGCTTGCTGCACAGTTATGAGGATCAACGAAATCCAGAAGCCCACCGGAGCGCGCTGCCCCTACCAGCGTGAAGGCGTGGGTTGCTGCACTATCTACGACACACCGGAGAAGCCAAGGGGATGTTCCGACTTTGAGTGTGAGTGGTTGATGGGACTAGGCACAGACGAGCACAGACCTGACAAGCTGGGTGTCCTGATGTTTCCTCCGACTCGCGAGATGGTGACATCAGGACTCAGGGTGCTGATGTGTTGCGAAGTACGGGAAGGGGCCTTTGAAAATCCTTTATGGGATGCGATGGAGAAGACCTTAGCTGGAATGAACTGGGCAATGATGCTCGTCCCGTCTGGTGGGCTTGATGATAACAGCGTAGTACGCAAGATCGCAGGTGATGCTATGATGATCCAGAAGTTCAAGTCGTTTTCAGCCTTGAGGGTGTGTCGTTCAGCGCAGGGAAAGTTATCGGATAATTAGGAGAATACAATGCCACTACTAAGCAAAGAAGAGCGCCAAACACTCACTCCAGACGAGAAGCGAGCACTCCGCAAAGAGCGCAGAGAAGTACGTCGTGAAAACCGGGGTCCCTTCCTGGGCATCAAATGGGAGAAATTAGAGCCACTTGCGGAAGAGTTGATCCTCGAAATTGCCGGAGATGTACTACCGGGCCAAGAGAAGATGGAAGAAGTTATTGATGAGCTAGCCGAAAAAGCTGACGAGTTCCTTGAATGGCGAGGTTTGCCGCCTGTTATCGCGCTAGCCCTAGAGGTCATTGATGGTGTCATCATTGGCGCAATCGCTCGTGGCACACTACGCCCAATGGTGCAGAAAGTGTACGACAAGCTGAAAGCTGAAGGGAAATTAGGTACAGAGTAATGGACTACCAAAAGAAAAAAGCCACGAGTCGAAAAGAGGCTGTTTCGAGACGCATTGCAAAGTCAGGCACTAATGCAGGCAACCCCATCAAGCACCCCAAGAGGGACTATGCGGAAGAAGCAAAATACCAAGCAGACCCCGCCCTCGTCAACCACCGGGAAGAAACTAACCGTTACAACAGGCGCAGGGGCACCTATGGGAACCATGATCACAAAGATGCTTCAGCCACAGGCGTCCGGGGAAAAATAAAGGGGTTAGAGTCCGAAAAGACTAACAGATCCCGAAAGTCTAGGGATTAGAGTGGATAACTGGTATGAACGTAAACAGCATGACGCCCTTACTGAACGAGAAAACGATATGCCTAGCACAATAAAAAAGGGTTCCACAGGACCAGATGTCGAGAGGTGCCAAGAGCTTCTTAATAAGCATGGGTACATCACGTTGGTTGACGGGGCCTTTGGCGCGGGAACAGATTCCTCTGTAAAGGAGTTCCAGTCTGCGAACAACCTCACCGCAGATGGCATCGTAGGGTCTTCCACATGGGCTGCCTTGGAAGAGGTAGAGAAGTCTGGGCCTATCAAATTTTCTGAAGTAGTTGCTCTATTTCCTAGAATGTTTCCGCAGGTCTACCAACTGTCTGGAGCGCAGTGCCCTAGTAATCCTCCAGGCATGTCGCTAAGGCGCATCGGAATGGATACTACCAACTGTGTATTGTTTACCGCGTGGCTACTTAGTGCCGCCATGCCCGTAACCTTTACAAAAGATCAATGGTCCATGTGGATGGTTTCTTCTTCGGATACCAGCGCAGTGCCCCAAGTGCCGGGGTATGGTCCCAGAGTAATTATGGAATGGGGAGTTGGAAGCCCCGCACCTGGAGAAGGACCGTGGTTAGTGCAGTGGTTTACAAACACAGGTGGACACAGTATTATTGTGTTAGCAGATGACCCCGACACGGGTAAGATTTTGACCTTAGAAGCTAACGATTCTATCAATGGCGCTGGTTGGAATCAGATCGGCCCTCTTAGAGACGTACCTCACCCAGGGGTAGATTGGAGGGACAGGGTTACCCAAACTTGGGACAACCGTGTATATTCCAAACGAGCTGTTCACATAGTAGGATTAAACATAACAGGCGTGCAAGAGTGGTTGGAGAGTGTGTGATGTCAAATATTGAAGATACAGTAATCGTACACGGCAAGCGCATTGCCTCATTGGAGGGTGATGTGAGCACACTAAAAGTAGATACGGGAAAGCTGGGCGTCACTCTGGAGCACCAGGACGAAAGGCAACAAGAGAGGTTCGTCGCCCTGTCCACGAGCCAGCTGGAATTAAAAGACATCATGAAGGCGAGAGCGGAGTCAGACGAGAAACGAAGCGAGGAAGCTAGGAAATATAGGGAAGGGAGAGAGCGCCAGGAAGCAGAGGCCAACAGGGACAAACAAAAATGGGTCCAGAGCCTATTAACGCCCCAGACCCTTATATTGATTATAGTTGTCATCGCTGGAATATTCGGTGTTAAGGGACTCGATCTAATGGAAACAAGTGTTCCTGTAGAAGTTGTCGCGCCTTAGCTAACTGCCTTCGCAGAGAACACCTCGCTCTCGTCCCCAAACATGGTAACGTTTCCCTCGCCTTCCAGGATGATCCGAGTCCAGTGTGCGGCGGGGCGCCCTCGTGGTTGAAAAGGGTTTTGAACAATAGTGACAGCCGGGATATCCTTCATCATACCTAAGACCCTCCGCAGGTAAACTAGGTCTAGTCCCCTGTCAGGAGTGGTCAACACGGCCAGTTCTCCTGGAGGTAACCCCCGAGCAATCGCGCCCCCCAAAGCCATACAGAGGGTGACAAGTTCCGCCCCGCTTACATGGTTCTTTAGGAATTCATCTTGTGGGTCAAAGAATCCAAAGAAAATATTGCTTGGAGAGACTTCGATCCCAACGTGCTGCCCATATTCGAGGGGCAGGCTCTCCGTTATTTGTAAGCAGATCCGTTGAAGGTTAGCTGTAATGAGGTCATACATCTGTTCCATGCAAGCTTTCGCGATAGCCTTACAGTCCTCGCTTTGTTGGAGGGCATCCTCATAGGCGGCATGTAAAGTTGCCACACGGCCCGAGGCGTGTTCTCCACCTAATCTATCAAGCTGGACGGTCGCTTGTGCTAGGCGTACCCCTAAAAACTTAACGTCTACGTCTGAAGCACAGACCCCGCACTTACCCAATTTGTTATCCACTTGGAAGTCGAGGAGGGTAACGATTGACTGTACAATAGCAGCTTGCACCCTCATCGGTAATGGTGACCATTACATCGCCCAGCAATATCTGACCAAGATCACCATACTCCCAGTCTCTGCCAAAGTACTTCACAAGGAATCTTGCCACAACAGCCTTGCTACCTTTGAGTGCCCCGAGGATTTCTGGTAGTAAAAAGTGTACCGGCCCCTCTACAGGTTGATGTACGGCGCGTTTGCCGCGCTCCATTACCCAACTAGCTGTTTTTCCGTTGCTTAGTTTTACCACGGCAAAGAGGGAGTCTTCGTCAGGGTGCAGGAGTCCCTGTAGTACACTGCTAGCCTTCGCTTTGTCCCTTCCCCCCAGGTCACGGGCCTCCCCTGTAAGAGCTAATTCGACAGCATTTATCAGGGCCGTCTTCCCGGAGCCGTTTGGACCCGAAATAAAGATGTTTTCTGAAAGTCCCGAGAGGCAAACGCTCCCCGGAAATTTAATATTAGTTTGGATGTCAGTTATATACACGGTCATGCTTTCTCCTATACGTCTGCCCACGAATACCCTACGTCCGCCTCAGCCGTGAATGTGATGGGTAAACCAGTCACTTTCCGGGTTAAGCTTTTCGTGATGACTTCGCGGGCGTAGTCTGCTTTTGTTTCTGTCACTTGAATAAGAACGGCATCATGAAGCTGGTTCACTAACCCCTCTTTTTTCCGAAAATCAAACGGTAGGTGTTTGACCATCTCTAACATGCCTTGGGCAACGATGGCAAAACTTCCCGCCTGAACAGGGAAATTGACGATGGCGTTGAAGTCTTCCTCATAGAAGTATCTTCTTCTGCCAAAAATGGGTTCTTCGACATAACCGTTTCTGCGCCAGTTATCTACCTCGCGGTCCCACCAGAGTTTGAACTCGGGGGCGGCGCGCAACCATCTACGGTGTAGTGCGCGTACTTCCCTTAAAGTGTAGTGTGCATAGAGGAGTGTTCCATCCTTATCCTCTGCGGCCATAAGAAGGTCATGGACTTTTGGTGGGGAGGCCCCGTAAAGGGAGGCAAAACAGATTGTCTTGGATAAGTCGCGCAGCTTCTTAAATGCTCCCTTCCCTTTCTCAATCTTTTTCTGGGGGGCACCCTCGGCTGACCAGAACTGATCACCAAACATCATATCCCCGGTAAGGTTATGGGGGTCTATCTCACGTTTTTCAAAGGCGTCTAGATAATGGCCTGCACCTGACAAGGCAGCGGCAAAGCGTAACTCTAGTTGATCGAAGTCTGCCCCAACAAACACCTTACCTTTTGCAGGGATAAACATATCCCGTAACGCATAGGGGATGTTCTGGAAGTTAGGGTTAGAACTACTAAACCGCCCGCTGATTGTTCCGTGAGCGTTGTAATCCGGGTAAATATAACTATCGGAATCCACGATCCCCATTCCTGGGGCGAGCTTCTTTATGTAGGTATTAAGGAGCTTACTTGCTTTCCTGTACTTTCGGAGGGCATTAACCGCATCTCGCTGGTGGGGTTCAAGAGAGGGGTTCCCTATGAGAAAACGAAGCGTTGACGCATCCGTACTCGGCTCCCCCGAAGAGGTAAAGTCGTGGGGAGGTAGGCCCCACTTGTCGAATAGTAACGCCCTCACTTGGTCGTGGGAGTTGGGATTGAGGCTCCCCACAACCTTTTGGAAGCGTGAGAGCCACTCCTGGGCCTCGTGGGTCAGTTCTCTTTCATAGGTGGCCCTCTTGCTATCATCAATCCTAATCCCAAGTCGGTGCATCCCTACACATAGCTCTTGCAGTTGCCCGTCTACGTTGTAGAGATGGGACTGGTTACGGGCTTTTGACTGGGTAAGTAGGGGCTGAATAATTCGATGGGTAACAGCCACATCCGTAGCACAGTAGGCGTGTAATTCCCTATCGTCTTGGGTCGAGGTAGCGGTGTGGGCGGCTTTCCAGCTTGGTACATCGGTTTCTACCGAACCAATATACCCTAGCCCGTGAGGGAACTCTGATCGAGCAAGCTTGTGGAGTAAGATCGTATCGAGTAAAGGGGTAGGGGTGACACCAAGATGCTGTTCGATAACGATCCGATCGTAGTAGCCCGCGTTGTGTCCCACCTTGAGGATGTCCTCATCAATGAAAACATCCCGGAGAGCCTGACGAATCAAGGGAAGCTCTTGGGGGGAATAGAATTCTAGTTCACCGCTTATTGAAAGCAGGGGCACGATCATAACCTTGTGGGCAGTCCCTATGCCCACACACCGGAGGCCAGCGGTTAACGGTTCTAAAGCATCTGTCTCCACATCATAAGTTAGAACCCGCTCGTTTTTTGGGAGACGCTTAATTTCCGAGAAGAACTCCTTTAGGTCTTCAACACTCGGGGAGTAGTTAGTATGAGGGTCAGTCCAGCGTAACCTGTCCCCGAAAAACCTCATGGCCTTTTGGACATCAGAGTTAAAGGTAGCTCTCCACAAAGGGTTTCGGAGCACCTCTCGGGGGTGTAAGGTGGGGAGCACTTTACTCGTGGCGACTTTCGTCGGTCCCCCGCGAACTCGTGAGAGACTGGGGTTACCGGGAAGTACTGCCTTGGCCGCAGCCGCCCCCAGGGTAATAATAAATTTATGGTCCTGTAGATCTCCTTCTAGCCGTGGGCGGCAGCACTGCGCGGGGGTCGCCATAGGAGTGTCTCCAGCCCTTATCCTACGACGGTTGTCTTTTTTCAGTCGGGCTAGAAATTCTTTGGGTTTATCGTTAGGGTATCTACAGGCAATGACGTTTGTTAACCCGCACTTACTCATAGTCTCCCTACCAACTGCCTTTACAAGCTCTGCCCCCTCTGGTCCAACAAAGGGTGTGTTGTACGTCACAGCCTGCTTACTGGGGCTATCCCCTAAAAGTAATAGACTTGTCCCCCTGCGCACAGACTGGACGGGGGCGAATTCGCCTCGCTCGTTCCAGTAACTATGCAGGGGACACAGATGGCAGTGGGGCTTCATATCTTGGTGCCCTCTAATTGTCGGACAAGGTTAAAGTACTGGTCCCAACTGGGGTGGTCAGGGTTATCAGAGGGGCACCCGTCACGAAAGATGTCACCTATCAAACGGGTAAGGACGGCATCATGTTCCTGTCCGATCGCGTTTGCTGCTAGGGTGATCTTGTCCACAGTGACCTCCATCTCTGAGATCTCTTCCTCTAGAAGGTCTGCCTCCTCACGGTTCCTAATGAAGCGCGCAAGTAGCTCATCCACGGTTAAGGTTTCTCCATCAACAACAGGCATAATTATTCCTCCAGGTTCCCCTGACGCCATCACTGGCGCCAAGGGAAAGGGTTAGATCTCTAGGAAGGCAAGGGGGTCAGAGCTGTTAGCCGCCGCCTTGACTGGTAAGGGAGCAGGAGTAGGAGTTTCTGCTACGCCTGGTTCCGGGGGCGTGACAGGTGCTGCCTTTGCCTCGGTTTCTGTTTCTGCGGGGGCAGCAGCCGCTTGCTCCTCGCATAGAAACTCGTAATCATCTCGGGTGATCCACTTAAACTGTGGGTAGGAGTCTTTATCGGGGGCGGGGGTAAAATGTATATACCCCGTCTTCCCTTCCACCATATCCCCCCGTAGGTCTAGGACCGCGTCTTGCTGGAGCTTGTCCTCACTGACCCCTAAAGAGAGCAGCAATAGGAGCCAATACTCTAGGATGTAGTCATCATCATTACCCGTATAAAGGTTCATTCCGAACGTCTCTGTACAGCCCTTCTTGTCTCCCTCGGCAACAGTCAGCCTCAAGAGTGCTCTCGGGCTGCCCGCTTTTGTGGTTGTCTCATCGGTGCTGTGAATACGCACGGCATAATACCCTTCGGTCCTTAGTCGTCGATAGTTGGATCCGCGTAAGCGGACGTTAGAAAAATTAGCGCTAAATGCCCAGGTCATTGTTCTCTCCTAAGTTGTTAGAGATGTTAGTAATGAAGTTGTCCACTAGCGTAAGCCGGTGGAGTTGAAGGTTTGCGGTGTCAATGGCGTCCATCAAGGCCCACCGAATGTGGGACTGTGAATATTTGCCGTCTAGTTGTTTAAATATGAGGGTAAGTAATTGTTGGAGTTCCTCCTTGTTTTTTTCCTGTAAGATTGGTTGAAGTTTTGGCGTTAAGCCCGTTACAATTTTGTCCATCCATTGCAGATCTTTTGGTCGGGGTAGGTCATACCCTGCCTCTAGGAGCAATACACGGAGGTTCAAAGGGAAGGTTGCGGGGGAGATACCAAGCCGGTCCTTAGTGACGTAGGAGGGGTCGGGACCGGTCTGGTATACATAGGGCCAACTACCCAGAGACTCACCGGTATACACCACCCGAGCTACAAAATCCGCCATTGCCGGGAGCTTCTCTGGTAACTGCCACCCCGGTATGAGGGGGGCGCCGGGGATGCTGCGGCTACCATGCTCGTTTGATACCTCTTTGGGAGCCTGCTGGTGCATGGTAAACACGACAGGTACACCCGCTTCTCGGGCGGCATCTCGTAACTCGTACACTCGTTGATTGAACTGATCGAAGGCTGCCCAGCCTTTGTACTTAGCCTTACATTGCTGAAGTTCAGCATCAGCAATGATACTAAAATCGTCTACAATAACGGCGGGAAACTTTCCCGTGTTCTTTGCTCGCAAGATATTAATGATCTCCCCCACACTAGAGGGGGCTTGGGTTGTGGGCTTGACATCTAAGTAGCCCGCGCATTTGGTTGCACCCGTAGGGGCCAAGAAGAGGCCATCGGGGAAGGCCCGGATCATTGCGAGGGTTTTTCCGCAACCAGACGGACCATAAGTAATACCGAAGAAGGTTTTTTTCATAAGTTATCCCGTGAGTTAGAAGCCGAATTGGCAGGTTTCGTGGTAAGGGCACGCCCCATAAGGGGTCCAGCAAGCAGTTTCATGATGAACAGCGGGCCAGTCCAGGGGGCGGTCTAGATGCTCGTAGCGTTTGATTACCCCCTCAGCAGCGAGTAAGGTTTGTTTGAAGGTGCGCAGCGCAAAGGGGGCGGGTTCTAATGTGGGGCGCTTAAAGCTGGGGTGACTCTTTACATCTCGTGGGAGCTGGATCATATTCAATGTCACCCCTCCGAAGTTCTCTCCGAAGGCACGTTCACCAAGCACACGGTAACCCAGGAACTGACCTGATAAAGTATATCGGCGAATGGTCTTAGGGGAAATGCGGAAGGTGGTCTTGTGGTCTACAATCCAAATCTTGTCCAGGTTATCTTTAACAATCAGGTCCGCTCGTTGGGTATATAAGTGACGGTTACCCTCTTCGTCAGTAACGTGACTCCGAAACTGTTCCTCAACATAAAGGGGCGTCCAGGCTTCTTTTGCCCAATGAGAGATGTAGGCACTAACAACGTGTTGAGCTAACTCGGCCATCTCCATCCAGAGGATATTCTGGTCTTCCGTGTAGTTTTGTAGTGCGAGCTGCCCTATCCCCTCTAAAGGTGAATAGAACCTGTCGGGGTCTTCCCCTGCTAATGCTGCTTTCTTTCGGGCGTAGTATTGTGCCAGCCCAAGATGGACGAGTACTCCTTTTACCAGAGGTTCAGATAGGGTATACGATCTCTCTCGTGAGAGGGCGTATTTACGGGGACACTGCAACGCCGTCTGAAGGCGGTGCCAACCAGCCTCAGATGGGCCGGGGTCAATTAATTCAGGCATGTTATTACTTCTCGCTGTGGTTATCGGGTAGGTTGAAGGGGCTGTTGTTTCCCTAAGTTTTTGACTAGCTTATCTAACAATGTGGGTGTTGTTTCATCTTCTGGGTTGAGCCTAGTCCGTTCACGAGAACGAGTCAAGTCCTCTTCAGTAAATAGAAGTGTTTCGTAGTTTCCCTCTGCATTTTTAACGAGTATAGAAATATACCAGGGGTTTGCTGTAGCTTTCTTGTCTAGGTTACTCTTTCTTTCTAATAGTCCACGTTTCATCGTGTCTCCTTATTTCCGGGGTAAGTTGATTGCGGTAGTAAACTGTGGGACGCGTCTGCTTTCATCAAAGATAAGTAAGCATGATGGTGCAGGGGCAGAGGAGGGTGCTCCTTCAAATTTAATCCTACCCTTGATGAGTCGTATCTCTGCGGCTTTCATCGCCCAGTCATGCCACCATTTGGTGTCACTACGAACAAAGGTAAGCACGACGATGCACCCACCTTTAAGGGACTCTCGATAGGCTTTCTCGATCCACGACCCTATGTTCTTACCATAGGGAGGGTTTAACCACACTGCTCCAGGGTGCAGCGGTCGAACCCAATCCCTCTGTAGGCTGTCCACGGCGATCCAACGCCTACACTTGGCGTTCATATCCGAGGCGGCAGCATCAAGAACAAAGCAGAACTCTGCATCTAACGCGTCGAACAAGGCTTGAGGTGTCGCCCAATCCTGTTTCTTAGATGAGTAAAGCTGTTCGTTGTTCCATGCGGTATCAGTCATCACATCTTATCCATGATTGAGTTAATGATTGCCTCTTCATCGTCTACACCTGACAGAACATCTGCGATGTCTTGTGCCTCCGAGTGGTTAAGTGCAGCGGTTAAGTTCTCCAGTTTGTTAAGAAGCATATCGGCGATGTGTTCATCGACTGTACCCTCACAAATGGCGTACATAATTAAGACAGCGCGGTCTGATCCATGTCGGTGGAACCTTCCCTCTGCCTGCTCTATCATCCCAGGGGTCCAGGGGATCAGAGCCATGATTGCAAGGTCGGTACGCTGGAGTCCGTCAAACGCCTCACCAAAGGCGTTGGTGGTTCC